GTTCTTACACACATTATGTCTAATCTTGAATCTTTAATTTTATCATCATTATTTTATAATGAAAAATATACTCGTAAAGTTCTTCCACATATTAAAGGAGAATACTTTGAAGATATTAATAACAAAATAATATATGAAGAGACTTCAAAATATTTTGTAAGTTATGATGGTCTTCCTACTAAAGAAGCATTACACATTGAACTGGAAACTCGTAAAGATCTTACGGATGACCAGTCTAAGACGATAGAAAATTCTATTTCTAATTTTGAAGAATCACCACACGATATAAATTGGTTGGTTGATTCAACAGAGAAGTGGTGTCGTGATCGTGCAATCTATAATGCTTTATTAGAATCAATTCAAATTGCAGATGGAGAAAAGAAAGCAGGTAGAGATTCTATCCCATCTTTACTCACAGATGCCCTTGCTGTAAGTTTTGATAACTCTGTTGGACACGACTACATTGATGATGCTGATGATAGATTTGATTTCTATCATAGAAAAGAAGAGAAGATACCTTTCGATATTTCTATGTTAAATAAAATAACTAAAGGTGGTTTAAGTAAGAAGACATTGAACATCGCACTGGCAGGAACTGGTGTTGGTAAGTCATTGTTTATGTGTCACGCAGCATCATCACATTTAATGCAAGGATATAATGTTCTTTACATTACTTGTGAAATGGCAGAGGAAAAGATTGCTGAACGTATTGATGCAAACCTTTTAAATGTAAATGTACAACAGTTAGAAACATTACCTAAAGTAATGTATGATAATAAGATGACAAAGGTTGCAGAGAAAACACAAGGTCGTTTAATTGTAAAAGAATATCCAACTGCTTCAGCACACGTAGGTCATTTCAAATCTCTACTACAAGAGTTAGCAATTAAAAAGTCTTTTACTCCTGACGTAGTGTTCATAGATTACTTAAATATCTGTGCATCTGCTAGATATAAAGGAGCAATAGTTAATTCTTACACTTATGTTAAAGCAATCGCTGAAGAACTCCGTGGTCTTGCTGCTGAGTGCAACCTTCCTATCATTAGTGCTACTCAAACTACTAGATCAGGTTACGGTAATTCAGACGTGGAACTTACCGACACTTCTGAATCTTTTGGTCTTCCTGCAACTGCTGACTTTATGTTTGCTCTTATCTCTAGCGAAGACTTGGAAGCAAACGGTCAAATAATGATCAAGCAATTAAAGAATAGATACAATGATCCTACAATGAACAAAAGATTTGTTGTGGGTATTGACAGAGGGAAGATGAGACTGTATGATTGTGAACAGCAGGAAAATATTATAGATCCTGGTCACAATGGTGAGGAAACACCTAAACTTCAACCAACATTATTTACTGATTTTAAAGTATGACTTCTACACCAGACCCAATGCCTCAAGATTTTAAGGGGTTCGCATCACCTGCTGCTAAGAAAATGAAGGATCGTCCAAAGCAAGAGAAGTTTGATATTGATCTTGATAAGTACACAGACTTCGTTGATTTGGTAACATCCGATGCAAGTAAGAGTTATGAATCTCTAATAGAAAGGTACGAGGAACTACATAAAGAAGGGTGTAAAATAGAAAGACTCGATACCGCAGCATCAGGATTGGTTGCAGAAGCGGGAGAGTTTATGGAACTTGTCAAGAAAATCAAATTTCAAGGTAAACCTTGGAATGATGATGTTAAAGACCACCTTGTTACAGAACTCGGAGACATAATGTGGTATGCTGCACAAGCAGCAATGGCATTAGATGAACGTCTTGCAGAGATAATCTTCCGTAATACAGTGAAACTTGCATCTCGTTATCCAGAGGGAGAGTTCTCTATAGAACGTTCAGAGAAACGTAAGGAAGGTGATAGATAAACCACAACTGGAGAAAATGACTAATTTTCCTTTATCAGATATAAAACCAAAGGTCAAAGTACCTGGGGTAGGGAGTTTCTACACTAAAAAAGAAGTAGAACTCCTATTAAAAAAGACATTAGAAGAAGCAAGAAAGATAGATGAAGAATCTATGCGTAAGCATAACAGAGACGCAACTGTTATTAGTATGATTCTTGGGTTCACAACACTAGCACTGTTCTTAGATGGTACATTAAGATTATTAGGTGTCATTCCACCTTTTATGGGGATTGATATTGATGTTATAGATAAGATAGTGGAGATAGTAAAAAGTAGAATCTAGATGACAGTTTATGTTGGTGGTGGACAACCAGTATTTGAGTTTATACTACCCGATGAATGTATTGAAGAAGCAAACAATGTTATTGATGACTGGTTGAAGTTAGATAAACCATCACCAGAAGCATCTAATGTTGTTGCACGTCAAACTGATTGGAATATAAAGATGCCTAAGTGTGAATCATATGTCAATCTATGCTGTAAAATGATTGCTAACCTGATATACAATGCAGGTGGCAGAGTTTATGGTGGGTTGAATGATGGAACCACAGATGTAGAATATTTTGCTAAAGATATATGGGGTGCAGATTATAAAGAGGGAGACTATGTGAAACCACATTGTCATTTCCCTGCTGATTTTGCTGCTGTTGGATATTTAAAAATAGATGACGGTGCATCACCTATAATATTTGATGGAAACAATCCATACTATGTGTCAGCAAGACAACTATTAATATTTGATGCAAAGATGAAACACGAAGTACCACCTACATCAGCAGGAAGACGTTGTTTTGCTATGAATTTATATAAAAAGGAAGGTACCTTCTAAATAGTAAAAAAGGTCGATGGCACAAGATCAAGGAACTCAGTTTGAATGGTGTGTATTACACACTGCGTATAGTCGTCTTAGTAATCCAGAAGTTTTATCTAGTACACAACTAACAACTAAAGGAGATGCTCAAACAAATTGGAATAAAGCAGACAGTACAGTACAAAAAGACTCTGTAAAAATAATAGATAAACTTGCAAAGACCTTATCTACTAATGAAAGTTTAAAATTCTATGCTTCATTTCAGAAGATGGGTTCGGGAAGTAAATCTGATATAGTTTTTTATAAAAGTGGTAAGATATATCAATGCTCTATGAAATATGGAAACTCTTTTCAACTTAGTAGTTCAATGATAGAGACTAATATAACTGCACTCACTGATATATTTAAAAAGATTTCTAGAGGTAAAGGTGCAAGCAGCGATGGCACTACGTTAAGTAATATTCAAAGGGTAATTAATGATGTGGAAGCATTCTTTCCTAATAAATATATGACAAGTAATGATATTGACTCATTAGTTAAACACAATCCGAATGCAGCAGCACTAGAAGAAAGATTGATAGAAATCATAGGAACTAAAGGTAAAGATGGTGTCGGATCAGTCTATGATGAATTCAGATGTGCTTTTGTAGAAGAATCAATTACAGGAAAAATGACATTAAAAGGAAAACCTCTTCAAATAGCGACACATATACTAACAGAAAAAGGTATAAGACCAATCACTAAGAAATTAGTACACGAGTTTTGTGCAATAGTTAATCCAAGATTCTCTAAAAAGAAACAAGGTACATTTCCAAAGTCAAGACAACTGGGTAAGGGTGTTCAAGGTCCTAAAGAGTTAGTTCCTGCCAGTCTACAAGGTGTCACACAATATAACCCAGTAATCAGATTAGATGTTAAACTAGGATAGTATGAAAAACACTCACCTCGAACATTTAGAAGACGATATACTTAACAATGGATCTAACGGTGGCAGAAATGCTATTAAGATTTTAAGAGAGTTAGGTCTTATGTTAACAGAACCACATTCTAATATACAGATCACTACCAAATGGGATGGTGCACCTGCTATTGTATGTGGACAGCATCCTACTACAGGAAAGTTTTTTGTTGGAACTAAAGCAGTATTTAATAAAGGAACACCAAAAATTTGTAGAAGCAATAGTGATATAGACACATATTATGCAGGTCAACTAGCAGATAAACTAAAGGTTTGTCTAGAACATTTACCTAAGTTGGGTATCAAGGGTGTAGTACAGGGTGATTTACTTTTTTATAATGATGTAATCACTAGAAATGTAAATGGTGAACCTTGTTATGTGTTCACACCTAATACTATTACCTATGCTGTACCTGTGAAGGGTGATATGGGTAAGAAAATAAGATCTTCAAAGATGGGTATCGTATTCCATACAAAGTATAGTGGTGGTAATGGTACAGTTAGAGATATGAAAGCATCTTTTGGTGTTAATACATCTTCTATGAAGAGTATGGATGTAGCGGTATTCTCATCTAACTTTAAAGATGTAACAGGTGCTTCTGCATTTGATAGAAATACATTGTCTAAGTTTATCTCAGCAACAAACCGTGCAGAAGGTTCTTTAAAACAAGCATCACAGTTCTTAGATATTCTAGGACAGACAGGTAGTGGTAAGTTTTTACTATCAGAAGTATTCAAACTATTCTTTAACAGTTATGTTAAAAAAGGGAAAAAGTTTTCTAGTACAGCAGATGTATCTAATGCTTTTGAAAAATTTTATAAACAAATATTAGAAAAAGAAATACAATTAAAAAAGACTGAAGCGACAAAGACTAAATATAAACAGATACAGACTGATGGTATTAAATTTATTAAGACTTATGCACGTCCAATTTATATGACTGTGGCATCTTATATGAATTTAACTGAGTGTAAGACACTTATCATTCGTCAGTTAGAAAAGGTAAACACTATCGGTACATACATAAAAACTGATAATGGTTATCGTGTTACAGCACCAGAAGGTTTTGTAGCAATTAAATCTGGTTCTGCTCTTAAGTTAGTTGACCGACTAGAGTTCAGTAAAACTAATTTTACAATAGAAAAGAACTGGGGTTGATAAATAGTTCTATGAAATTCAAGTCATTCCTATCAGAAGCACGTACTGTTGCAGGAGAAGCAGCAGCGAAACGAGGTCTCCAACACGTTGGTCACGGTTATTATGCTGACAGCACAGGTCAGATTGTAGCAAAATCAGAAGGTGGTGAGAGACTCGTTACAGTATCTCGTGATGAAGCAGAACAAGCAACTGCTTCTACTGAGAACGGTGCTATTGAACAGGAAGGTAATGATTCGGTAAATGATCTTGGAAACATTGCAATTACTTTTGGGAGGTTCAATCCTCCTACTGTGGGTCACGAAAAACTTTTATCCAAAGTTGCAGAATCTTCTAAAGGGGGAGACTACAGGATTTATCCATCACGCACTGTTGATCCAAAGAAAAATCCTTTGGAACCTGCGGAGAAGATAAACTATCTTAAAAAGATGTTCCCCACCCACGCAGAAGCAATACAAAATGATCCTGATAAAGGAAACATTTTTAATGTATTAGCGTCTATTAATGAAGAGGGTTACAGTTCAATAACTATGGTTGTTGGCAGTGATAGAGTAGCAGAGTTTAATGATCTACTACAAAAATATAATGGTCAAGCATACAACTTTGAAGAACTCAAGGTAGTATCTGGTGGACAGAGAGACCCTGATGCTGAAGGTGTTGAAGGTATGTCTGCATCTAAGATGCGTGCATTTGCTGCTGAAGGAAACCTAGAAGATTTTGCTAAAGGTATCCCTGGAAAAGATGAGGGAGTAGCAAAAAGACTTATGGATGCGGTACGTAAAGGTATGGGTATCCAAGAGAAAGAGGACGTAGAGATTAAAGAACTCTGGCAGATCGCTCCTAAATTAGATCTACAAAATTTAAGAGAAGCATACGTTCGCAAAAGTATTTTTGATATGGGAACAAAAGTTGAGCACTTAGATACTGGTGTTCAAGGTAAGATTGTTCATCGTGGAACTAACTATGCAATATTTGAAGATGGTAATGGATGGAGATTCCGTTGTTGGTTAACTTCTTTAAACGAAGTAAAAGAGAAACATCATTCTGCTGATGATGGATCTGGAAACGACTGGAAAATAGGAACAGATACCTATAGACAAGCAGTACAGGCAATGACCCCTGGGCAAGGTGTGAAGAAATTCAGCGACTTCCGAAAGTCTAAATAATATCATAGGATAATTAATCAAATGGATCTCAAAACCTCAGCACTTTTATTGAAGTATAGTCCTTCAGACGTTCAACGTGTCAGATATGTTGTAGAGTACGCTAATCACAACACCAATAACCCTAGCGAGTATATTGATGTGCATACACATAGCAATGCACAGAAAGAAATTGCAAAAATTTTCGTAGAGACTGCAAACGCAGCGACACTTAATATGAAATCAAGTGATGCGTCACCAAAGATTGATACTGTAAAAGAAAAAGAGACTACTGTAGATCCACAGTGTGAAAATCAAAAAACTATAAACGCTAAACCTTCTGGAGCATCTGCTAAAACAGAAGAGGTGACAGTAGAAGGGGCAAAAAAGATTGAAGAGAAAAATTCTCTTTACGGTAACGTTACGAAAAAAGCAGCAAGAATTAAGGCAGGTTCTGGTGAGAAGAAAGCAAAACCTGGTGATGATGATTACCCTACAAAGAAACAGTGGGATGCAGCAGCAAAGACTGCTAAAGAAGAGGTTGAGCATCTTGATGAGTTGAGCAAGAAAACTCTAGGTGGTTACGTTGCTAAAGCATCAAAAGAAGTTGCAGGACATATGAAATACACGGGCGATAACCCTGATGCTAAAAAGATAAAGCAAGCACAAATTCACAAAAGGATAGGTGGTATGACAACAGCAGGTAAGAAGATGTCAGAAGCATACGATGATGTATATGAAAAGTATGACAATAGATACTCTGATAACACAGGTGAAGAGTCAGCAAAAAAGAAAGCAGCACTTGAAAAGAAAAGAGGAATGAAGTTAGACAATCATCCTCAGTTTAAGAGAGAAGAGGTGGAGCATATTGAAGAGAAGGATACATCAGTAATGAAAAAGTATCTTGATGATAAAGCAAAGAAGTTAACAAAACAAAGAAACGCACAACCTGATCGTTATAAAAATAATCCTGCTTTTGACAGTACTTCACCTAATCCGAAGTACGAGGGAGTATTGCATAAGGTCAAAGATGCAGTTGAGAATTATAATGAAGAACTCAAGATGACTAAGAAGGAGTATGGTAAGATTCATAAAGACTTCAAGTCAGATGATCCTAAGAATCCTAGAACTACAAAGTATGTTCCAGGAAAAGGAACTGTATCAATGCCTGTTAAGTTTGTAGAGCATCATCAAAAAGATGAAAATGGTAAGGTAATCGAACACGAAGATACTACACCTAGTTCTGTAGAGGAAGGAAAGACTCCTAAGTCAGATAAGATCTATGATGATTGTTGGGATGGTTATAAGAAAGTTCCAGGTAAAGGACGTGGTGAGAAAGGATCTTGTGTTAAAGCAGAAGAAGTAATTAAGTCAACTACATTTGTTATTTCTGAAACTCCAAAAGGAGATGCAGGAAAAGACAGAGCGACTAAAGTAAAAGATAGATCAGCACGTAGTTACGGTGGATCAGATACTTTCGGTAAGAAATATCATTCTGGTGCTCGTAAAGTTATCCACGATATGAAGAGAGGTGTCAAGAAAATGAAAGGTTCTACTGATAGACCTGACAGTAAGTACAGTGGATATATTGATGATAGAAAAGGTAAGTCTCATTTCCACAATGAGGGTCAAGGTTTAGCGGGTACAAAGAAACACGGTAAGTCTGACTATGATGAACCTTCAAGAAAGAAGGTCAAAAAAGAAAACTATTCTTGGAGAAATAGAATGGAGGAAAAGTATTATGGTGTTCCTGATAATATAAGGGCAGCAAACAAGAGATTGAGTGGACCTGGACCTCATAGTACAAAAGATAAAAGAGATGTTCTTTTGTACAATAAGTCAAAGAATAAATAAAATGGAACTCTCTGAAAAAAAATCTAAGATTTTAGTAAACCCAAAGAAATCTGATCTAATGAAAGAATCTATTCGCGAAATGCTTCGCCTTGAAGTACAAAACTTACAAGAGAAAGCAAAGAAAACACTCGATCCTGTAGGAAAAGAGGACAAGGACATCGACAACGACGGTGATCACGACAAAAATGATAAGTATCTTCTTGGCAGAAGAAAGAAAATGGCAAAAAGATTGGGTAAGGAAACTCATATCTGTGCAAAGATGGCAGAGCACGCTGAGTATGGTCTTGTAACTACTATCCCAGAGCATCACACTCTAGTTGAGATGGAATCACCTGATGATCAGGGTAACACTCACTACGTATCACACTATGACATCGTAGACAAGGGTGGAAGAATCTATGAGAACATAGCAGTAGAAGATTTAGAAGTATTGGTATCTGAAGCACACAATCATTGATGTATATATAAGGTAGGTACCTTATTCTTTATTAAAATGATTGGTTCAGTTTCAAGTTTTCTCTTACCCTTTGCAAAGAGTGTTATAGAGAAAGCAATCGCTAAAATCCCTGATGATGCAGAACTCGGTGACAAACTCATCGATATTTGTTTAGTCATCATAGGAAAAGCAGTCAAAATGACTAAAACAGAAGCAGATGATAAGTTGTTTGAGCAAGTCTCGGCAGCAATCAAAGCAAGATAACATAGGGAGGGGAACTACCCCTCTTTTTTTTATAAATAAATAATAGGAAACACATTGTATTTGGAGTAAAAAATGGCGATCTATGGTAAGATTGACGCTGCTGCATTCACACAGAACATAGGAGTCACCAATGGAGACGCTACTGTAACAAAAAATGCTGCTGATAGCGTAGTCCCAGGTGACGTACTAGAAATTAGTAGCGTTGCTTATATTGTTAAACAGGTAACTAGCACTACTGCTATTGAATTGCATAAGACTTATGCAGGATCAACTGCAACAGTTACTGCATCAAGCGTAATTAAAAGAACCCCACCAAAGGCGGTTGCAGAGTTTGTAATCAAAGGTGGAGATAGTATCAGTGACTATCAATTAGTATTTGTAGATACAACAGAAGATGGAATTGCATCTAACAAGTCTCGTGGTATAGACGGACCTGGATGGTGGTTGTATAGAACATACAATACAGCAGCAGGAACCACACGTCACAAAGCAGAGAAACTTGCTGCACTAAGAGTAGCAGTAGGAACATCAGGTGATATGGCAGACGAGACAGTAGTAGCAGACGTACTTGAAACTATTACTATCGGTACACAACCTTCTAACCAGAACTCATCTAGTGGTGCAGCAACCTTTGCTGTTGCAGCAACAGTGGATCAGTCAGGTACAATCACATATCAATGGCAGAAGAGAACAAGTTCCTCTGCACGTTTTGCTGATGTATCAGGTGCAACAAGTGCATCTCTTGTACTCTCTGGACAACTTGCTGCTAACACAGGAAACCAGTACAGAGTTAAAGTCAACTCAAGCAAAGGTGCTAAAGAAGTAGTAAGTTCTATTGCAACTCTAACATTTGTTAGTTAATTAAATTATAATTCGTTATGAATTTTTCAGTGTTAACGAACGACAACTACACGTTGTTCGCAATGAAGCATTATGACAATCCTCAGTCAGTAACATACGATGATTTCCAAGAAGATATGATGAGATTTAAGTATCTCAAACGTCTTTTTGGTAGGTATGTTAAGTCTGGGGTATTGCGTAATCATTTGATCTTAAATCATATGATTGTATTGTTTAATGTATTTGGTGAAGCAGCAATACCTCTGTTGATATTTAAAATAGAGATGGAGTATTGGTCTTTAATGAAATCTTATCTATTATATTTGAATAGATTGAATCCCGAAGGTGGCAATGGTGTCCTTGATGAGATACCTATTGACGCTGAGGTTACAGCACAGTTAAGTAAACTCTAATGAAACCCCTGTCTACATTTAACGAATATATGGTCGGATATGGTGCTGTTGTATCATCAGCAAGACCAGGATCCACAAGTCATAGTGACGCTAAGGGAAAGTATGTAGCAAAAACATCTTCTTCCAAGAAGAAAAAGGTTGTTAAAGAAGAGGGTGCTCCTACTATGGGCACAGGTTCTACCGCAGCAGCAGCAGGATTCTCTGGTGACTCTGATCCAAATGGTCCTACAGCAGGACTAGATGAACCGTTAGGTGGTATAGGTAGACCACTTAAAGGTAGAAAGTTTAAATGTAAAACTAACAAAAAAACTGGGACCATCAAGTGTGGACCTTCAACTACCAAAGAAAGTTATACTAGAAACGAAGGAAGATATTTTCCTTTCAAAGTGGAGTTTAATGAGTTCGATGAAGCAGACTTTGTATTCTATGGTCGTAGTGTCTCTGATGTGAGACTACGTTTGAGGTCAATATACAGACCAGAGAAGTTCGATAAGATAAAAATCACCCGCCTAACACCTTCTACTGTGTTAAAATATTACTGGGATAAGCGTCAAGGAGCAATGTAGTGTCTGATATTAATTCAGCAATAATAGAAAGACTGGAAAAAGTCGTAGATACCCTTCAAGATAACTCTGTGAAGATGGGTCAAATTCTTGCGGTTCATAATGAGAAGTTAGATAAGCAAGATAAGATAGACGAAATATTATTTGAGAAGATAGACAGACTATCTGCTGATGTCAATCGAGAGACCAATGCAATAAAGAAAGGATGTGAGAGAGATATAAGAAAGGTAGATGATAGACTTAGGTTGATGGAGAAGAAGATGTGGTCAATAGCAGGAGGTCTTACCATAGTATCTTTCCTTGTCAGTCCTATAGGTCAAAGAATTGTTGGACCTATCTTGACACCAGACCCAGAAGTAAGTATAATAAAAGTCGTTCCATAAAAAACTTTTGTAATGAGTTATGTTGATGTCAAGTACGCACGTCTTGTAGGCAGTCGTCTTGACAACTTCAAGGAAAAGAAGACAAACCTATACAATTTTAGATGCCCTTATTGCGGAGACTCACAAAAACATAAGTCTAAAGCAAGAGGGTATTTTTTCGTCAAAGGGTCTGACTTTATATTTAAGTGTCACAACTGTGGAGTTGGTAGAACACTAGGAAATTTCTTGAAGGATAATGCTAGAGACTTATACGATCAGTTTGTCTTAGAAAGATATAAGATGGGATTGACAGGTAAAAGTACAACAGTTTCTGAACCAAAATTTACAAGTGTTCAAACTAAACCAATCTTTAATACAGGTACTAAGATCCCAAAAATCTCTGACCTAAATAAAGAACATCCTGCAAGATCATATCTTGAATCTAGAAATATTAATGGAGACAAACTTGATAGAATTTTCTATGCAGAGAAGTTCAAAGCGTTTGTTAACAAGCACAAACATACCTTTGACGATCTGCAAAATGATAGTCCAAGGATTATAATACCACTCATAGACCAAAGTGGAAAATGGTTTGGAGTACAAGGTAGAGCGATCTCATCTAATCCAAAACTAAGATACATTACTATTATTTTTGATGAAACAAAACAAAAAGTCTTTGGTCTCGACACAATCGATAGCAACAAAACAGTCTACATCGTGGAAGGACCGTTTGACTCCCTCTTCTTGGAAAACTGTGTTGCTATGTGCGGGTCCGATCTTGATCCTAGGACGTGTGGTTGGAGCGATAGTGTTTTTGTTTTTGATAACGAACCACGCAACAAACAAATCACCGACCGAATCTCAAACGCAATCTCAGCAGGATACAAGGTCGTCATATGGAACACTGCCTTAAAAGAAAAGGATGTAAATGATATGGTTCTATCTGGACATAATGTTCAGAATATAGTAGAATCAAATACCCACTCTGGTTTAACAGCACAAGTAAAATTTCAAAATTGGAAAAAAGTATGAACGTAATTAAAAGGGATGGCACTGCCGAACCTCTCAACCTTGACAAGATACATCAAATGGTTGAGTTTGCCTGTGAAGACATAACAGGTGTATCATCATCACAAGTAGAGATGAACAGTGGTCTACAGTTCTTTGATGGTATTGAATCAGAACAGATTCAAAATATTCTTATTAAATCTGCGAGTGATTTGATTAGTTTAGATTCACCTAACTATCAATTTGTAGCAGCAAGATTACTATTGTTTAGTGTCCGTAAACAAGTATTCCCTGAGTGGAATAATACAGGATACCCTAAACTAAAAGATCACGTAGATACTTGTGCAGAAGCAGGAGTATATGATGGTGGTATCCTAAAGAAATATGACGATGAAGAGTGGGAAGAACTAAATTCTTATATAGATCATCAACGTTGCTATGGATTTACCTATGCAGGGTTGAGACAGATCGTAGATAAGTATCTTGTACAAGATAGAAGCACTGGTAGTGTCTATGAGACACCACAGTATATGTACATAATGGTTGCAGCGACATTGTTTCAAGATTATCCAAAAGAAAAACGACTCGATTATGTCAAACGCTACTACACAGCAACCTCCAAAGGGAAAATCAACGTCCCAACTCCAGTTCTCGCAGGTGTTAGAACACCTCTTCGGCAGTTCGCGTCTTGCGTTCTCGTTGATGTTGACGACACCTTGGATAGTATTTTTACTTCTGATATGGCCATTGGTCGTTACGTTGCACAAAGGGCAGGGATTGGTATCAACGCAGGTAGGGTTCGTGGGATCAACAGTAAAATCAGGGGTGGAGAAGTTCAACACACAGGTGTTGTACCGTTCCTCAAAAAGTTTGAAGCAACTGTCAGATGTTGCACTCAGAATGGCATTAGAGGTGGATCAGCGACTGTCCACTTCCCCATCTGGCACCAAGAAATAGAAGACATCATTGTCTTAAAAAATAACAAAGGAACAGAAGATAATAGAGTAAGGAAACTTGACTATAGTATTCAGTTCAGTGAACTATTCTATAGAAGGTTTATCGAAAATGGAGAAATCACACTCTTCTCACCTCACGATGTCCCAGGATTATATGATGCGTTTGGAACTCCTGAGTTTGATTCACTGTATGTTCAGTATGAGATGGATGAATCAGTACCTAAGAAAAGAATAGGTGCACAAGATCTTATTCTAAACTTTTTAAAGGAGAGAGCAGAGACTGGTCGTCTATACATTATGAATATAGATCACGTTAATAGTCATTCATCATTTAAAGACAAGGTTAATATGAGTAACCTATGTCAGGAGATAACTCTACCTACTGATCCTGTACATCATATAGATGATGAAGGTGGTGAGATTGCATTGTGTATTCTATCTGCTATTAATGTAGGTAAACTCCGTACTCTTAATGAGTTAGAAGAACTATGTGACCTTGCAGTTCGTGGACTAGAAGAACTAATTGACTACCAACGCTACCCTGTTGCAGCAGCACAACGTAGCACCCTTGCAAGACGCTCCTTGGGCATTGGTTACATCGGTCTGGCACATTACCTAGCAAAGAATGGATTTAAGTATAATGATCAAGGTGCATATGATCTAGTACATAACCTTACTGAAGCATTCCAATACAACCTTCTTAAGGCATCAAATGAACTAGCAAAAGAGAAGGGTGCTTGTGATGGTTTTCTCCGCACAAAATACTCTGATGGAATCTTACCAATAGATACATATAAGAGTGAGGTAGATCAGATCACGAAAGAGGAGTACAAATATGATTGGGAATCTCTTAGGGATTCTATCAAACAGTACGGACTCAGGCACAGCACTCTGTCCGCACAAATGCCTTCGGAGAGCAGTTCCGTTGTGTCAAACGCAACAAATGGAATTGAACCTCCTAGAGACTACTTGTCCGTTAAGAAATCAAAGAAAGGACCTCTTAAGCAGATTGTTCCAGGGTTTCCATATCTGAAAAACAAGTACACATTACTATGGGATATGCCATCTAACGAAGGGTATATTAAAGTCACATCAGTTATGCAAAAGTTTTTTGATCAGGCAATCAGTGGGAACTGGAGTTACAATCCAGAGAACTATGATAATGACGAGGTTCCTGTCTCTGTTATGGCACAAGATCTTCTTACCACATACAAATACGGTTGGAAAACATCATACTACCAGAATACATACGACGCTAAGAAAGATGTCGAAGACCCTGCACACCCAATGGGATGGAGGGACGATGTGCCTATGGATGAAACCAATCAAAGATTAAATCAACTTATACAAGAATTAGAACAGGAGGAAGACTGTGACAGTTGCAAAGTTTAAACTTAACAACGACAATCAACAAATGCCAAAGACAAAAATTAAAGGAGTAACGGTATTCAATAAAGAAAAGAATAATACCAATCAATCTCCTATGTTTTTCGGACCACCTTTAGGAGTTCAAAGATACGACGGTGCTAAGTACCCAGTATTTGATAAACTAACTAATCAACAACTAGGATATTTCTGGAGACCAGAAGAGGTTTCTCTTCAGAAAGATAGAAGTGACTTTGGTACATTAAATGATACACAGAAACACATCTTTACATCAAATCTCAGGTACCAGATCCTCCTTGACTCTGTACAAGGTCGTGGTCCTGGTCTTGCTTTCATTCCTTACTGTTCAATACCTGAGTTAGAATCTGCTATGATTGCGTGGGAATTTTTTGAGATGATACACTCAAAAAGTTACACACATATTATTAAGAATGTATATCCAGACCCATCAGTTGTCTTTGACACCATCTTAGATGATGAGAAGATACTTGCACGTGCTAAGAGTGTTACAGAAGCATACGATGACTTCATAAACGCTGCACAACAGTATGGATCTGGTAATATGTGGGAACATAACCTTGATGGTGTTCCTCTTGGTCACTATGAACTCGTTGAATTAAAACGTAAACTTTATAGGGCAGTAGTAAATGTCAACATTTTGGAAGGAATTCGCTTCTATGTCTCCTTTGCGTGCTCGTTTGCATTTGGAGAACTTAAACTTATGGAGGGATCAGCAAAAATTATCTCCCTCATCTCAAGAGACGAAGCACAACATCTTGTCCTTACTCAACAAATCCTCGGAAAGTGGGCACAAGGGGACGACCCAGTAATGCTCCAGATAATTAAGGAGGAGAAAGATAGAGTAACTGAGATGTTTGTCAACGCAGTAAACGAAGAGAAAGCGTGGGCAGAATACTTATTTAAAGACGGTAGTATGATAGGATTGAATGCTAAACTGTTAGGTCAGTATGTAGAATGGATTGCTAATCGTAGAATGAAAGCAATAGGTATAGATCCTATCTATGACATACCTTTAAGAAACAATCCTCTTCCTTGGACAGAGCATTGGTTAAATTCTAGAGGACAACAGAACGCACCACAAGAAACTGAGATAGAATCCTATGTTGTAGGTGGTATTAAACAAGACGTAACCTCAGATACCTTTAAAGGATTTGAATTATAGTTGACACTAGGGTTTTAAATATGTTAAGATGTATAAATATAAGTGAATGCTGACAAAGTGTTCACCTTGTAACCAAACGTTCATCCAATGGGTATTCTGTTTTACCTATCTTTGATCGCCTCACACGAACCAGTCCATTGGACTATTAAATGTGATGGATATAAAGAACTTGTTGAAGAAGTAAGACAAGATCAATATCTTGATCCTGCATCTAAGCAAGGTCTAATCAATTACTTTAGTACTAAAGTAGAAGGAGAATGTAAAGAAGGATAACTAGAGGACGCAAGTAGGTCGCGGAACGGATACGTTCATCCTTTATAGGACGCAAACGATTGAAGGAACGGGAATTAAACAACCCTATTACTCAAATCAAATGGCACAAGTAACTTATCGTGGTGTTGCATACGACACCGAAACTCGCGTTCAGAGTCAGAAGACTCAGCAACCACAGCAGAAGAACCTCGTTTATCGAGGAATCAAACTAGAGGAGGAGAACAAATGATTGTTGCCCAAATAACCCTCTCAATGGCAGTAGTAATGTCAATTTTTTATCTTGAAGTAAGACTCCTGCACCAGATGGAGGGGTAAACCGATGCTAAAAATCCATTTTAGTTTAGGTTTTGATTACGACTTACCAGAGTATGATCCTGAGATCCACAATCCAAAAGAAGTTTTCGCTTTGTTAACTTACAGAGGAGTGCACTACGCTAAATGGGTTCAATTAGACACATTCAATATAAACAACTGGTTTCTGTCTAACCCTAGACAAACAGAAAAATAATTGTTATAATAAGGAGACTCGAAAGGGTCTCCTTTTTTTATTAAAAATAAATAACAATGACGAAACGGAAAGGACCAATGAAAATTTTTTTAGATTGTTCTGACCCAGAATTACTCAAACCCGCAGTAGAAACTGGTCTAATAGATGGGGTTACAACTAATCCAACCTTGATGAAGAAGCAAGGTATGGAACCTCTTGATGTTATTCAAAAAATCTGTGAATTATTTTCTTGGAGTTCATCTGTAAGTGCTGAAGTCACTGGTGAAACCGCAGATGAAATGCTAGAGATGGCAGTAGATTACTATCAGATAGCACCCAACGTAACAATTAAGTTACCTTGTAACAAACAAGGGTTACTTGCTTGTTCAGATTTAACTGAAGATGGTATCAAAACTAATATAACTTTAATCTTCTCAGAAGCACAAGCAGTTCTTGCAGCAAAGGCAGGAGCAACATACGTCTCACCTTTTGTAGGACGTGTCAATGACAATTCATTTGATGGTATAGGATTGATAAAAGGTATATCAGAATTGTATATGATGCACGACATAGAGACACAGATATTATCTGCTTCTATAAGGGATGTTAAACAGGTCACAGACAGTTATAAAGCAGGTGCTGATGTAGTTACTATGCCAATAGGTATATTTGACAAAATGTATAAGCACGTCTTGACAGATGTAGGTCTAGCACAGTTTAATAAAGACTGGGAATCACTATTATTTGACTTGAACAATGGATAAAGATAAACTGAAAGTTTTACTAGGAGAATTAAAGTACCTAGTAAACGAACTAGAATCAGAGATCTACTCAGACATTGCTACATATACTGAGGGACCTGATACATTACCACAGTATGAACAAGAAGGAGTCGAGCACGAATGAAGAAGAGTATGAGAATCCCTGGTACTACCAAGGTACAACTTTCACTTCTGATGATATTGGCGACAAGTTCGGTTACGTCTACCTCATTACTAATCTCAGCACAGGCAAACAATATATCGGAAGAAAGTACTTCGTGCAGAAAAGAAAACCCAAAGGGGGAAAGCGACGTGTTACTTCTGAGAGCGACTGGAAGAAATACTATGGATCTTGCCCAGAATTAAAAGAGGATGTTAAAGAGTATGGAAAGTTAAACTTTAAAAGAGAGATCATATCTTTACACAAAACTCTTGGAAAGGTAAACTATGAGGAAACCAAACAGTTATTTGTTAACAATGTATTAAAAGAAAAATTAGAAGACGGTACACCCGCATACTACAACAGCAACATACTCGGTCGTTATTACAGAAAGGATTACTTCGATGACTAATTTAGGTTCCTCAAGATCACCTTGAGGTTGTACACAGTTTATAGGAAATGTCCTATGCCTATCACAAAGTCAGACCTACCAATTTTAAGGTCAGCAGTTAACGGAGACTTATCTCTAGACATTGATAAACCATCATTGTTCCGAAGAGTTTTCCAATGGTATGAGAGAATTGGAGTTCAGTTCTACGGTAATACCGAAGACGATTATGAAATTCTTATAGATCATATCGCAACTGACATTGGGTACGCTTCTTAATCTGTCACAACGACCCCTTCACAAGGGGTCTCTTTTTGTGTATAATAATTACATCAACAATAATATTATGGATTTAATTCACGAACGTTACCCTTACAAGTATGTTACTTGCGGTACACTAGAGATCAATGGTAAACCTGATTGTCGTATTTTAAAGTTGGATGAATACTCACAGAGATATAAGACAATGTATTACTGTGATAATATGGATCAGATGATGACTGCTATTGAAGACTTTGACTACACCAAATGGTTAGACCCCGCAGGTGTTCCTTGTTACGAAAAAGATGAAAGTAGTGACACTTCTGATACAGATGCTACACTCATTTCGTAAACTTAGTTTACAATAAATACAAATTAAGACTCCTTCGGGGGTCTTTTTAAGTATTTACACTTATATTTGTGTTAGGATACCCACATAACTTGACATAAATCTTCACAATACTATATAATATATGTAACGTTTCTTTACAAACGAATGACAACAGTAACTGAATCTGGCGGTCGCCAGAATATGTACGCAACTGAACCACCAATCATAGTTGATAAGAACTATGAAGGTTATGGTTTAAACGCTGAGAAAACCAACGGACGTTGGGCAATGATCGGTATAGTTGCAGGGGTAGCATCATATGCCTTAACTGGCAGTTTTTTCTTCGGTGGAATCCTAGGATTCTAACGATGAAGTTTCAATCACAATTCACAATTACTAAAAAGGACAAAACAATGACTCCAGAAGCAGAAAGATTTAACGGTTGGGCAGCAATGCTTGGTTTCGTAGCAGCAGTTGGTGCATACGTAACAACAGGACAGATAATTCCAGGTATATTCTAATGACAGATAAGCAATCAAAAGCAGTAGCAGAAAAACTTAACGGTAGACTAGCAATGCTAGGTATCATCGCAGGTTTAGGTGCTTACTTAACAACAGGTCAAATCATACCAGGTTTCGTATAATGAACTACTGGAAAAACGCAGAGCAAATAAACGGTCGTCTAGCGATGATGGGTTTCTTTGCAGCAGTAGTCAACTACGGATTCACAGGTTTTATCATCCCAGGATTCTTCTAATGCCTTTAGAAGCGAGTTACGTCACTTGGTTACAAACATTTTTGTTCCCATTTATGCCTGTCATATGTGTGTTCATAGCATCGTTTCTATTGATGGATGATCTAACAGGGAACGATGATGATGACGACGATGGTGGCGGGGGTGTTATGACACCAGTTTATTTACCAACATAAAAACAATGCAACACATTTTATTCACAACATTAGTTACAGCATACCTTATAACAGGTGTAGGTAACATAGCATTCGCATAATAAATACGGTAGCACTGACGCTACCGTTTTTTATGAAGTACAGACTTGAGTACCAGACAAAAGATTCTAGTAAATGGATTAAGATGAACAACTATCGTGGTTTGTCTGAGACTAAATCGGAATTTTATCTGTACCTTTGTAGACAATCTCAAAATATGGTCTACAATAAAACTAAAATTAGAAGAGTTAAAGATGACTGATCTCTCACTTAGGACTAGATCCTACCTACAATTAAAAAAATACTTTAAGGTTTGTGAAAACCAGAAAGTCTACGAGTTTTGTGACGACTGGATTACAAGTGGGAAAACTAACACAGATGGACTGGACGAAGCATTTCGTGTAAGATACAACATAGATAAACTAGGAGATTAACTTAATGAAAGTATCATACTTGTTTACATTAATGATTATTTTTGCTATGATAGTTTATCTTCCACAACTTGCATACGCTTGAATGATTTTTTTATCTTGTCCACCAGTCTATACTCTTCCTGGAACTTGGAATGAATGTAGACACGCATTGATACCCCATATGGAACTGGAAATTGGTCCTATGGCATCAGTTTTTCTAGGGTTACTAACTCTAGGTCTTATGCTTTACAGCACAAAAAAAACAACTAAGAAGGATTAATTATGAGAAGAGAAATGTTAGAGGCACTCAAAGCACTCTCTGTTGGTAGTATTAAAAAAGCAAAGATGAACGTAGAAGTTTATCTCACCAACCCTGTGGGTATCGGAGAACATCCTGACGTTCTAGGTGCAATTCAAGAACAAATTGATGTGATTGCTAAAGAACAGGAACGTATCGATACAATAGAAAAGTATTTCAATGAGTGACGTTAACTTTAAGAAGCACCGTGTGTTCAGAGAGACAGACAGTGTTATCTTTTATGATATATCTGTGGAAGAATCTAATGCTAGTGACCTTGTAGTACATACAGGTCCTGCTGTTTCACCTCCATCCGATTGCGTAGGAGGTAAACAATTCTACATTCACAGTTTCCAAGACGATTACAATCGAGTTGTACAAGGTGAAAGAACTTTTGAATTAGTAAACTATGACTGGAAATATCCTTATCATATTGTCCATCTTAATCGTGCTAGTGGTGCTCTAGTAATACCACGTGGTACATTTCATAGATCGACATCAGGACCTGATGGTTCAATAGTAATCAATCAGGCAAAGAGATATGATGGGTTTGATCCTAGTGCTGAATTCTATCCAGTATCTACAGCAGAGAACAGAGATTTATATAACGTCCTCAGAAATGAGAAACCAGTAGTACACACACTCGGAGAGTAAAATGCTTTCATTCCTATTTTCAATGGCAGGTTTATTGAACCTGTTATTTTATATCTTTGCAATCGGTTTTGTAATTTCATTGGTACTAGAACAGATTCTAAAGTTCAGACCACTTGAGGTTGACAAATCAATGAACGAGAGAAATATGTATATCGTACAGACCAACAGAAAGTATTGTTGGAGACAAGCGTGGATAGTTAACATCAACTGGTTCGCTTGTAACGTAGGTTTGTATTTCCTCTCAAGAAATATGATGACACCAACAGATAACTTCTGGAATGGTATGTGATTGAGTATTTATACTTATTGACTTTTCTGTAAAGTTTTGTTAATATAAATAGATCAGTGAGGGTTTCCTCACCATTAGCAAGGACCCGAAATTATCGTACTCCTTTTCTACAGACTGCTTTCAACCGAGACCTTCGTAGGCAGTATAATACATCGTCTCTAATATCCGAAAGTAAAGGGATTTTCGGAAATAAGTTTCACATCTATCCCTAGATGTCCTACTTACAAACGTCTTACTAATGACAACTCTTAACTCAACCACACGCAGAAGTGGTGGTCTCCTAGCAGGGTGGCCTGAATTTTGCGAATGGGTAACATCAACAAACAACAGAATCTATGTTGGTTGGTTTGGTGTCCTAATGATTCCTTGTTTACTAGCAGCAGCAGCGTGTTTCATCGTTGCATTTATAGCAGCACCTCCAGTAGACATTGATGGAATCAGAGAACCAGTAGCGGGTTCTTTCTTATATGGTAACAACATCATCTCTGGTGCAGTTGTTCCTTCATCAAACGCTATAGGTCTACACTTCTACCCAATCTGGGAAGCAGCAACAGTAGACGAATGGTTATATAACGGTGGTCCTTACCAGTTAGTTATTTTCCACTTCCTTATCGGAATCTCTGCTTATATGGGTAGACAGTGGGAACTATCATACAGACTAGGTATGAGACCTTGGATATGTGTAGCATATTCAGCACCAGTATCAGCAGCATTCGCTGTATTCTTAGTGTATCCTTTCGGTCAGGGATCTTTCTCAGACGGAATGCCACTAGGTATCTCAGGTACATTTAACTTTATGTTCGTATTCCAAGCAGAGCACAACATACTAATGCACCCTTTCCATATGGCAGGAGTAGCAGGTATGTTCGGAGGATCTTTATTCTCAGCAATGCACGGTTCACTCGTAACATCTTCTCTAATCAGAGAAACAACTGAGCAAGAGTCTCAGAACTATGGTTACAAGTTCGGACAAGAAGAGGAAACATATAATATCGTGGCAGCACACGGATATTTCGGTAGATTAATCTTCCAATATGCTTCATTCAACAACTCAAGAAGTCTTCACTTCTTCCTTGCTGTATTCCCAGTAGTCT